GCGACGATATGGCAAAGCTGAATGACATTGCCGAGGGCAAGTATGAAGTTGTGGTCACAGTCGGCCCGTCTTACGCGACCGCTCGCCAGGAAGCATCTCAGCAGATGATGTCGCTGATTAACAGCGTACCGTCCATTGGTAAACTTGGTGGCGATCTGATTATCGAAGGTATCATGGACAATCAGCAGGGTGAAAAACTTGCTGCCAGGATACGTAAGACCATGCCTCCAGGTCTGGTTGCATTACACGAGGGCGAGAAGCCGTATCAACCACCGCCACCGCCACAGGTCATGTTGATGCACCAGAAGTCGCGCACGGAAGAGGTGCGCCAGCAAAAAGGTCTGATTGAGCAGAAAGTCGCACTCGTCAAACTGGCAAAAGAAATGGCCGAGTCTAAGGACGAACAAATCAAAGAGGTGCGGTCAGCCGTATTGGGTATCCTCAGTGAGCTTCACGCGGCACCGGGTGCTCATCCAGCGGACCAGCAATTAATGGGAGGACAAAATGGCAATGAAGGACAAGGGTAAGGGGCGTAAGCACGGTGGTAACTCACCGGTGCCAGAACCAACTGTACAACAGTACCGCGAAAAAAGGTGTGTCCGTATTACTGAGGCTGATAATGGACTGACGGTGAGTACTTACGGTCCAAAAGGTGAAAAGATAATGATTGCAAAGTCAGAAAATGAGGCAATGCGTCATGCTAAAACTTTGTTGAAGAGTAAATAACAAGCCGGTGCCGGGTTATCGGGCAAGTAGCACAATAAAGTGATGCCGACTTACGGGCAGAGGGAGTGAATCATGCGTAGAAAATTCGTACATCTGGTCTTTGACAATCCTGAGTTGAATGGTGGAGGCAACACGCCGGACCCGGTTACACCCGATCCAGTAACACCGGACCCGGTTACACCCGATCCAGTAACACCGGACCCACCCGACAGCAACGAACCCGCTGCCGGCACACCTGAAGCTGGGTTACGTGCTGCCGCTAAAGCGGAACGCGTCAAGCGTCAAGCTGCTGAAGCTGCCGCACAGACAGCCCGCGAGGAAGCGGCTTACTACCGTGGAATTGCCGAGCGACCCACTGTGGCTACACCAGCAGCACCTACACCGGTCGCCAAACCCGCCGGTCCACCAGAGCCACCCGTACAGCCGTTACCTAATCAGTTTGAAGAATACTCTGATTTCGAGGCTGCTGACGCGGCGTTCAGACAAGCTGACCGTAAGTATATCGTCGATTTGGCGAGATACGAGGCGCGTCAGGAGTTTGGCACTCAGGCACAGCAACACCAACGTCAACAGACCGATGCACAGATTACAGCCAGTTTTCAAAAACGGCTGAATGAAGAAGCGGCACTTGATCCCGATATCAAAACCATTGCAGATACTTTTCATCTGCCGGGACCAAATCACCTGCCGCTGACCGACCCGATGCAGGAAGCTATACGCGAATCGGATGTCGGTCCAAAGCTACTCAGATATTTTGCAAATAACAAACCCGAAGTATTGCGACTGGCTTCACTCAGCCCGGTCACACAACTGAGGGAAATTGGGCGAATTGAAGCCAGTATCATAAATAAACCACAACCAGTCGTGAAGCATGTGTCAGCCGCTCCCGACCCGATCAAGCCACTCAATAGCGGCGGTAACGTCGATGCAGATGACGACAAAATACCGATGGCCGAGTATCTTGCCAGGGAAAAGGCGCGGCAAGCGGAGCGACGAAAAAGGAGCTAAACAATGAGTACCTTCTTAACAGACATCAAGGTAACGCGCAAGGCATTAGCAATATTACACTCGAAACCGGCTTTCATCGGCACTGTGTCCAGGCAGTATGATGACCAGTTTGCCAACTCCGGTGCTAGAATCGGTCAGTCTTTGCGTATCCGCCTGCCCAACCAGTATGTCGCCCGTCGCGGCCTTGTCGCCTCACCCCAGGCAACCAACGAGCAGTCTGAAACACTGGTTGTCAGTACTGTAGTCGGTGCTGATCTTGACATTAACAGTATCGACCTGACCATGAACATCGATGATTTCGGCGAGCGGTTCCTCGACCCCTGTATGGCGATCATTTCCGCCAGTATCGAGTCTGAAGTGCTCAGTCGCCTGTATTCTGACGTGTATCAGTTCGTTGGCACAGCGGGCGTCACCCCGGCAACAATCCTGCCGTTCCTGAATGCTAAAACTCTGCTTAACCAGAGTCTCGCACCCAAGGGCAACAGCCGTTTCGTTCAGCTTGATAGCGTTACGTCAGCAGGTTTGGTCAACGGCTTGCAGAACAACTTTAACCCCTCGAAAAACATCTCCAGTCAGTATCTGGACGGTGAAATGGGGCATCTGTCAGGCTTCGACTTCTTCGAGAACGAGCTGGTCCCGACCCATACCAACGGCACAATGCTCGGTTCCGCCAATGTTGTCGTCAATGGCCTGAATCAGACAGGCTCCATTCTGAATACTTCCGGCTGGACTCCTGGTGCGACCATCACCGTCGGCACCGTGTTTACCGCTGCTGGTTGCAACAAAGTTCACCCCGAAGCCAAGACCAATTACGGTGCGCTCCAGCAGTTCGCTGTTGCTGTCGGCTCCAGTGCTTACTACACACCGGCAGTGTTCACCAACGGCGTGCTGGTAACACAGGGTTTCTATACCGCAGACGCCAACGGCCTGATCCCCATCGTGGTTAATCCTCAGATCATCACGAGCGGTGCTTATCAGAATGTTAGCGCATCACCGACCAACGGTGGAGCACTTACCTTCCTGACCGGCGCAGCAAGCACCACCTATGGTCAGAACATCGCTTACCACAAGGACGCTTTCACCTTCGTCACTGCCGACCTCGACCTTCCCAAAGGTATGGATATAGCTTACCGTGAAGCAGTTGACGGCATCAGCCTGTCCTTCATCCGTGGTTTCGACATAATCAACCGCCTGTATATCAGTCGTTTCGACGTTCTGATGGGCTACCTGACTACGCGGGCGCAATTAGCTGTCAGGATCACAAGATAACCGTCAACCAACATCAACCACCCGTCGGCGGTTAAGTCGGCGGGTAAGGAGAAAAATCATGAAGAGAACTTACACAGGTGACGCAATTGACGGTATCACTCTCGGTAAAGATGCAACCGATCCCGTTTCGCTTTACGGCAATGGTCCAGTACCGCAACGCGCCAGTGGTATGCAGGGTCCGGTAGTTCCGACCGTCGGCGCACAGATCGTCACCTATCAGGAAACACTTACCGTAGCGTCAATCGCTGCCAATACCGCTGCTGAACAGGCACTGACTGTCGGCACTACCGCTGGTAACGGCCCACTCACAACCGACTTCATTGCTGCGATCAACAAACCGACAGCCAATGCCGGTGCAGGTTTCCACGGTGGGCGAATCAGTGCCGCCAACACACTTCAGTTCGTGCTGTCGAACGCAACAGCCGCCGCCGTGACACCTACAGCAGGGCAGATTTACAACGTAACCCTGCTTCGCGGTATGCCGGTTCACAGCCAGATCCTGACACCCGCCGCTGTACCTGGCTCCGGTGTTGCCGGTATCGGCACAGTCGCCGAGCAGGAGTTTGCCCTGACACCCGTAAGCGCAACCGGCACTGTTACCGTCAATAACGCCGGTCAGGTTACTGGTGTCACGCTGACTGCTGCTGGATCGAACTACACCGTGCCGCCGACCATCGTGTTTACGGATACTACGATCGCCGGTGCCGCAATTGCTGCCGGGTCAAACACTCAGTATGCACCGAGTTTGTCTGGAGTCAACGGTGTCAACCCACAGCTTACCGGCAATCCTAGTATTAACCCTGGTCCCGGTAAAGGTGCGACGGCTCTGCCGATTATGTCTTCCACCGGCACTGTTATCGGTGTACAGGTTACTAACCCCGGCTCCGGTTACACTTCCGGCAGCACGACTGTTGCCTTCCTGGGTGGTAACAACATTTCGGTTGGTATGGCTATTGCCGTCAACAAACCGACTACCGATGCTGGCCTTGCAGTAACCAACGCCCGTGTGGTGTCTAATAACCGCATAGCAATCACCTATGCCAACGCAACCAGTGTGGCAATTACACCCACTTCTGAGGCGTACAGAATCGCCGGTCTGATGACCTTGCCTCCTTGCAACCACGTAGCCAGCTACGGCGTTGTCGGTACTGGTCTGGTTTCCGTGGCGTCCATTACGTCAGCCGAGCAAGCACTGACCGTCAATGGTCTGCTGGCTACTGACATTGTTATCGGCGTCAGCAAGCCGACTGTATCGGCAGGACTTATGGCAGGTACTGGTCGGGTCAGCGCGGCCAATACTCTTCAGGTTCCGTTCATCAACGCGTCAGCAGCAGCGGTTACGCCATCGGCGACCGAAATTTATGGTGTCACAGTGCTGACTCAGACTCCGTTAATACCGTTCACGGTGCTCACCCCGACACTGACTCCCGTGAGTGTGGCTGCCAATACCACAGCCGAACAGACGTTCACTGTCACCCCGCTGCCGTTCATCAACTCCAGCCCGTCAACGGTATTCGTCAACAAGCCATCGGCGACTGCTGGTTTGGCTGTTGCCGGATGCAGGGTTTCTGCTGCCAACACTCTGGCAATTACATACATCAACCTGACAGCTTCCGCAATCACTCCGGTAGCCGAGCAGTACACTGTCGGCGTGTTCAATGCTGTTGGTCCTGGCGGTGGTGCTCCTGGCTCGTGGGTAGCCCTCTGTGCCCGCACAGGCGACGGTCAGACCCTTAACCTGAACAACGAGTTCCAGCAGGGTCTGTGTAATGCAGGCATCGGTGCTCTGAAAGGCGCTGCGTAATAGCACGCGGCAGGTGTAACAGCCTGCCGCTTTTTTATTGACAGACGGTTCGTTGTACGGTATACCGTTACACATCTTCCCCCTGGTAACATAGTAGGGAACGTCCGGCAGATAGGGAGAATGACGGAACACCGATTCGGGGTGAATCAAGCAGGTGAACGCTGTACCAAACTGGCAACCGATGAACCCAGCGTGACAGTCTGGAGAGACAGACATATATCAAACACCTGGGGAGGGTGAGGACACATGAGCGAACAACCACTAAATGAGCAGTACACCGGTCTGAAAATCTTTGTTGCGGTGCCGTGCATTGACAAAAAGATTTTCTGTAATTGTCATCAAGCATTAATGAACGCCTTACAGGTTATGCTCGCCTGTAATATCCCGTTCAGTTTCTGCTACGAAGTCGGCCTGCCTTACATCAGTATGGCGCGTAACAATCTGGTGAGAAAATTCATGGCGTCTGACTGTAGTCACATGGTTTTTATCGACTCGGATATTGGTTTTGCGCCCGGTATCTTTCACGACCTGATTATCAGCAAGGAGGATGTGATAGGTGGTGCGTACCCGAAAAAACAAGATTCTGAAGAGTATGCTGTTCGTCTGAAGAAGGGTGATGACGGCGGTGTAATCTTTAATAACGGTGTCCTGCTGGCCGAGGGGTTAGCTACAGGATTCATGAAAATCAGCCGTGAAGCAATCATCACATTACAGGAAGCGTACCCCGAACTGCTTTATAATGACGGGATCAGCAACCAGCCGACATACAATTTTTTCGGTGAGTTCATGATCGACGGTCGCATGTTTTATGATGACTACGGGTTCTGCCACCTATGGGAAAAGACGGGCGGTCAACTCTGGTGCCTGCCGAATATTACGTTCACTCATTCAGGCAGTAAAGACTATAAAGGTAACTTCCACACGTTTCTGACTCGACCACGACCGGAAGCAATAATGAAAGCGTTACAGATTGACGGTTTCATGTCTGAGGAAGAACTGGCTTGGCTGTACGAGACAGCTCAGCGTATGAACAGCATCGCGGAGGTAGGAAGCTGGAAGGGTAGAAGCACCACGGCACTGCTAGAAGGATGCAATGGCTACGTGACAGCAGTGGATAACTGGTTAGGTCACGACCCGTCAAGTAATGGTATTCTCGAAGATATCGCCGCAACCGAAGATGTGTACGACACCTTCCGTCGGAATACTGCTGCTTATGATAATCTGATGGTCGTCAGAGGTCAGTCTGCTGAAATTGGTAACGGCATCACCGGCGAGCAATTCGACATGGTGTTTATCGACGCCGAGCATACCTACGAAGGCTGTAAAGCCGACCTGGAAGCATGGGCACCCAAAGCCCGTAAAATTGTTGCTGTTCATGACTACACGGCTTCTTGGCCCGGTGTCATGCAGGCGTTTAACGAAATGTACGAGGTCGCTAGAATTAAAACCTGCGGAACAATAGCCTACGTGGAGGTCTGAGATGACGTCTACCGTTATTGGAGTAATCATGCTCACAGTCGTTACAATAATTTTAATCATGAACGAGGTCTAAAATGAAATCACTGGTAATCGGTCTGCTGTTGGTGCTTACGTTATGTTCACAAGCGTTCTGTCTGCCAGGCGGTCAGACTTCTGCTGGCACGAATGGTGGTGGTATAAGTATGGTGCAGGGCACTGTGCCTGACCCGGCAAAGAGCCAGGTTACATCAGCAATGACCGGCACGGTGGTTTTTTATTTTCCTGTTGCCGGTGCAACTGGTCAGGTGAATATTGCCGGTTGGTATAATATTCACCTATATTCTGTCGCAGATACCACGTATTATTACAACTCGGACACCACTAAAACATTCATCTGTCCTGCCACTCTATTCTGTGATATTTTCGTGGCGCAACCCAATGTCCTATCGGTGACTGTTGTTTTTGGTGCTGGTGCCAACTACGTTCAAGGGATGTAAATAACTAAAACGCGAGGTATAAAATGAAAAACATACTGACAGCCGGTAAGGTGGTAAAACCTAAAGTCAAGAAGAAAACCAAGAAGCCTGCCATCAAGAAAGCCGTCGCCAAGCAACCCAAAGGTGACGGCAAATTACCTAACTGGATGTAGAAAGGGAGGAATAATGAAGACAACGCTGTTCAAGAAGGACTGTGATCCATACATAGTAACCAGTAAAGAGTCCCTGGAGTTCCATTTGAATCAGGGATGGGTGGAAAATGAAGAGGACCTTACTCGTGATGCGCCTGTCATTCCACCGACCAAACCGTATAATGTGCTGGACACACCGCAAGCGCCTGTACCAGACGCCACGAACGCCGAGATTCAAAGCCTGACTGAAGCACTTGCAGCTAAAGATCAGGTTATCGCCGACATGCAGGCAGATTTCGAGGAAGTTATCGCCGGTCTGAATGAATCTATCTCAAAGCTGAAGGGTGACGAGGTGCCTGACACCGGTTTCGGCCTGCCCCTCGCACCTGCACCTGCACCTGCACCTGCACCCAAAGACCCATCTGACACATGGATACAGCCATCAGAAGGACCGACCAATCAGCAGCTGCGTGATCAACTCGACGCTGCTGGTATTAAACACACGCCACGAGACAATAAAGCGTCGTTGCTGGCGTTGGTGGCTTCTATTCCGGCTAAGGAGTAACATATCATGCTCGTTCAAGACATTTTCGTAGCATCAATGGAAGTCATAGGGGCAACGAGTCTTGACGAGACACCGGAACAGTCAGAGCTACAGAAATGTATGCGACATTGTAATCTGATGCTTAATTCTTGGTCTGGTCGCCGTCTGATGTTGGCGGCGACCATCCAAGAGGCCTTCCCGCTGGTAGCCAATCAGCGTGTCTACACCATCGGTACAGGTGGTAATTTCAACACTGGTAAGCCAATTAAAATTGAAAGTGCGTTTATCAGAGACAGCGCACTGGTCAATTATCCAGTATACATACTGGATGAAGATATTTACGATTCGATTTCCGACAACATGATTTCAACCGATAGACCTGACGCAATTTATTACACACCCGGTCTGACTCAGCAAACCAGTCATCTCGGTCAGATTTCCTGCTATCCAATACCTGACGCTGTTTATACACTGTTCCTGAACAGTCAAAAATATCTGACGCAATTTGTCAATCTCACCGATGTTGTAACATTCCAGCCTATTTACTACGATGCAATCGTGCAAAATCTGGCGTGCAAAATCTGGCGTGTCATGGGTCGGAAGGGGCCAATACCCGCCGACTTGCTGAAAGACGCACGTATTGCCATGCAGACCGTAGAAAATATCAACCACGAAATACCGGTGTGCCGTATCGACATACCAGGTACAGGCGAACAGACGGGTAACGATATTCTATCCGGCGACTGGATGTCATAATGAGCAGACTCCCGTTTATTCCATCGTCGTATTCTGGCCGATCCACCGCGTTCGAGTCTCAGCGATACGTAAATCTGTATCCTGAACTTGCCACCGCGCCGAACGAAAAAGGCGTCGGGATGCTCATCGGTGCTCCTGGCAAGCGCCTGTTCTCATCAGGTCTGTCGTCACCTGTCCGTGGGGCCGTTACCCTTGCAGGCGTACTGTACGCTGTCGAGAGCAACAAACTGGTGTCGATTGATACAACAGGTGTACATACGATACTCGGAACGCTCACCACGTCAGCAGGCCGCGTGAGTATGGCTGAGAACGGTCTGCTGTCCAACGGCATCGGCGGCAATCAGATAATGATTGTGGATGGTGCACACGGTTACATCTATAACGTTCTGACAGGCGTGTTCACTCAGCAGGCTGATATACCGGCAGTGCAGGCTGCTGCTTTACCCGCTATATCGACATCACCTGTCGGGGCAATTACAATAACAGCCCCTGGATCGGGATACGATATTGCGACACCGCCGACGGCGACCATTACCGACGCGACAGGAGTAGGTGCAGTTCTACAAGTCAATTTAGGTTATTCACTTGCGCCTGTTGTTGCTGGTACATACAGCGAGGCTCTGACAGGAACTCCGGTTGTTAATATATCTGACCCGACAGGCACTGGTGCGGTTATCACCCCGACAGTGGTCGGTGGTCTTCTGGTCGGGTTTGTCGTTACGGCTGTTGGGTCAGGATACACCGCGCCCGTACTCACGGTGACAAATGCTACGGCTGACATGACAGCCAGTCTAGACACTACTGCCGGTTCGATTA